ATCAAAAAATATAAGGAGAAAAATAGTGAGTGTAGATAGAGCAATACTAGTTCAAACAGCAGGAAAGATTGCTGGTGAGTTAGTTGCTTCCATGCAATTGCGTAGCACTGGAGACGTCATGGAGTCATTCAATGAAGTCTTTAGCCGCGTGCTGATTGCTATGGATACAACTATTAACAAGAAGGAAGAGAAGACGACGAAGGGCGGCAGAAAGATACCAGTCATTAGCCAAGATGAAATCCAATTAAGATTAAATCAAAAGCTTCAAGCTGGAACTGCTGTATCGAGTAGCACACTCGGCTTCTAGTATGAAGCATTATATTAAAAAGTTCCTTAACATAACTGGAGGGCTGGCATTTACACTTGCTGGCTCTACAGTTGTGTTTATAACATTGTCTGGTCAAACAAGAAAGACTGCAATGATAGCTACTGGTTTAGCTCTGTTCATTCACTACGTGTATGAGATGTCGAAGGGAGACGAAGATGCCGAGTAAACAAACCAAGGGTCATGCACCCTCACATGATGTTGAATATAAAGCTGGAAGGCGTGTCAACTGGAAGAATGATTTAGCTGTTGGTCAAAAGGGTGAAGCAATATTCCAACGGTTTTTTAGATTCATTGGATAATGAATTATTTGAAATAAAGTATGACCAATACCGCAATGGTAGAATGGTAGTAGAGTGTGAACAGAATCCTCAGGGCAAAGGATGGAAACCATCAGGACTCATGGTTACTGAAGCCAAGTGGTGGATTTATGTTTTCTCTGCACAAGCATTCATTGCAGTTGAAGTTGCAAGATTAAAGAAATATCTAGAAATAAATAATAAGATTCCAGTAAAAGAGTTTGCTAAGTTTTCTGCAAATCCAACTAAAGGATATTTATTATTTCCAGAAGATGTAAATAAGTTACTAAGTTCCGATTTATACGATTAAGGGGAGACAATGAAAGTTGATATTAAAAAATTACCAATAATAAAAGTACAGTTATGCTCACACTTGAAGAATGCAAAGCCTGGTGAGTTGCCACCTAAGTTGCTTCGTGCAATTGAAGGTAAAGGTAAGCTTCATCATTGTGCGGCTGACGCATATGAGGCCATGGATGCTGCAGCAAATGCAGAAGGCATTGACTTGTCACCAACATCACAAGCTGACACATACCGTTCATTAGAAGTGCAAGAGTATGGATTCTATCAGCGCTATACAGACAATCCAAGTCCAGCAATCATGAAACAAAAGCCAAGGATTTATAAAGGCAAGACCTGGTATTTGAAGAAGGGCATGGCACCAATGGCTGTACCAGGAACAAGTAATCATAACTGGCGGAATTGCCGTTGACATTGCTAATGCTTCAGGTAAGCGACTTGAATGGTTAGCTGCTAACGCTACTAAGTTTGGTTTCTCTTGGGAAGTTTTACCATCTGAACCATGGCATTTAAGATATGTTGCTGGTGATAATGTTCCTGAAGCGGTTGCTGCTTGGAAAGCTAATCGTGATGTGGTTCATGACCAGTAACAAGGATACTTCCCTTTATTATCGTGAACTTCCGTTAGACACGGAAGAGATTGAACGCATCCCTGATTTAACTAAACCTGAAAGTTTTATTCAGGCATTAATGCAAACAGTGCCAGGAGAAAATGCTGCAGCTTCTAATGAAGAACCTAATCTAATTAGAGAAGCATTGCTTGATTCAATGGAGCTAATGAGAGACCAGGATAAGTTTATTATTGATGCTATCTATTGGGAGATGATTACGTTTGAAGAACTTGGTAATAGATTGCGGAGTTTCTACACCACATGCATGGAGATTAACTAGAGCAGCGGAAAAGAATCTAAAAGAATTATTAATGATGAACAGTACATTAAGGGATTACATATTAGATGAGTTCTGATGATTGGGCCCGCAAGATATTCTCTGAAGTAGAGTTAGAAGAACTATCTCTTACATCTGAAAAGATTGTTTATGATTCAGAGCATGGCTTAATTGTTAACATTGGTTTGTCTAATGACATGTGCGTTGATTTAGTTGAAGCATGGGGTATGAGTCAAAGCGGCCATCTTCCATCGCAGATGCACATGCTAGCTTTTATTGAAGGCTTTATAGATTATCTAAGAAACTATTTAAATGAAGAAGACATTCCATTTGACGATGGTGATTAATAGTTGTATAATTTGTGTATGACTAAAGGACGCAAAAAAAAGAACACACCAAGAAATGGTAAGCTTCCAGGTGTGCCCAAGTTTAAGATATGGTTTCCAACCGAACCATTCTTTGATAAATTTTGTAAAGATAGAAGTGATGCTGGTTTATTAGAACTGTCACGACGCATGCAAATGCCGGCAGGTAACTTAAAGAAAGTATCTAAACCAGGAACTCTAATAAGAGAATCAACAGCTGATACTTATGCTATCAAGGTTGGCTATCATCCAATTATGATATGGTCTGATTGGTTTGACCATGAGCCAGAAGGTGGCTCTAATCCAAAGAAGAGGAAGCCCCTCTCCAAGGAACAAGCCCATATCGTTTATACAGATACGACCCAACCGCCAGATTGCAATCAATAGTTAATAATAAGTCAAGGTCACCCTTGCATATTTGACGTACAGTTTGTTTATGTACAGAGTTTATTTGTAACAGTCCTCTGTCTATGGAACCATTTCTATTTAATGTCCATATAACTTTACCGTTTTTATCAAACCTAGCATTGATTGCTTTGATGCGGCATCTTGATTCTCTTCTAGCAATATAAATAAATTCTTCTACAGGTAATTTATATCGCTTCAGGTGCGGCACTAACCAAGCACATGGGTCTTCAGAAGCCTGTGCAGGTACAGCGCTGCCCAAGAGCAATGCCAAAGATATTAAGATAGAGCGAATCAGTTTACTGAATCTACCTTTTTAGCCTTTTTATCTACAGTGCTAAATACTGCGTTAATCTCAGATACTGATAATTTGCCATCGTCCAAAAAGGCACGAGACAATCCTTCGACTACCACAGCTACGCCACCAATGCCAGCCATGACAGCTGCCTTCCACAATGGTACGCCTGCAATTGCACCTGCACCCATGACTGATAGTCCTGAGGCTGCAAAGGTTGCAAGTATTCTAAGAAGTATGTTGTTTACTTGATTCATATTTCTCTCCTACTTATTTATTCTTTTTTTCTTCTTCTCTTTTTTGGTATTCAGCTTTATCTGTTTCATCTAACAGTAAAAAGAATCTTCTCCATATTTCTTTTTTTTCATCTTCTGGCAATTGTTGAAAGAATGGCAAACCAAACAAGCTTAAACCTGCATTAATTTCTTGATTTCTAGCATCTTGTTCGTTGCTAACAGATTTTGTTCCAGCAATCTTTTGCATGAATTCAAATCTTCTTAACGATGTAAAATTTGCATAACGCGCAAGCAAACTTATTGGTGCACCAACTTGACGCAATGCATAAGTAAACCTGTTAAAGTTTGCATCTGCTGACCTCTTATCGGTTACAGGAGCACCACTAAAGAATTGTTTGTTCTTATAAATTTCACCTACAACTCTTGGTATTGGTGTGATGCGTGATAATAATTTCTCTGGGTCAGTAAAAGCTTCTTCTACAAGACCTGGTTGACCAGCTCCAGGGAATCCAAGGTCTGGCTGTAGATATAGTGGAACTTCTGCTAGTTGACCACCACGACGCACTCCTTCAGTAAATGCTTGCGGTTGGCCAGTTGTAAGTGCCGCTAATCCACCAAGGGCACCACCACCTAGTTGACCTAACAATCTTAAAGCATCTTGGTCAACTTTAAACGCACCAGCTTCTGCTCTGTATTGACGCAAGAATGGACTTTCGTTTTCTTCATCTCTTAGATTTTGTCTAAACTTATTATAAGTCGCATATGCTTTTGGATTAAGCCACATGTTCTCGATTTGAAGTGGTGTGTTTCTTGATGCCCAAGTCCAGAATGGAATAATTTGTTTTAACAATCTGTCAGCTGTTGACAAGTCATTATAGTCAATCAAATACTTTTGTGTTCTTGCTGCGGCTGTTGCAGCATCAAAGCCTTGTTGCAAACCATCAAAGGTAAGCATAAAGCGATTCACTCCTTCGAGCCATTGACCAAATTGACGTGAACCATAGATTGGTGAACCAGCAATTTGCGACAATGTTTTTGCTCCTGGAATTGGACGAGCAAATATTGTATTCTTAAGTCCAGGAACTTTTGTAACAATCGGCAATGTGCCAGTTGGAACGGTTCCAAATACGCCCGGTCTACCAATGCCTGCAGCATCTGCGATTTCACCAAACTGACCAAAGCCCGTGGCTCCTGAGAACGCAAGACCTTCACGAACAGCTGCTTCTTCACCTGGTTTAATTATTTTTTTGTTTAATCCAAACTTAATAAAATCATCAAAGATTTGACCAAGGTCTTCTTTTGCAATTGCTCTTGCAGGAATAAAAGGTCCTTCTCCAAGTTTTTGAGTAGCAGCAATTCTAACTTTTGGTTTGTATGTTTTTGCAAATTCATTCCATGCGCTATAAATTTTGCGTGCTCTTATTAAGTTTATTGGATTACCACCAGCAGCAATCATCATGAATGTGTTTGTTAGTGCATTACGAAGGTGGAATCCTGGTGTTAACGTAACATAGGATTTAAAGAATGTATTATAATCTCTTAACAGTGCATCTGCTGCACGAACAAATCCTGGGTCATCAAGTCTTTTAACATTATTAAATATTTCTAGCACTTCGTTACGCACTGCAACATCTGGTATTGTTTTTGTATTTAATACATTAAAACCATCTAGCACTACTCTTTGTACGCTTTCCCATCTTGAAGGGGAAGTAACAAGAAAATCTCTAGTTGTATTATTAATTGCAAGGGCAAGACCATTTGCCATATCTTCAATTTCTGCTCTTAACAATGAACCCATCGTTGGGTCAACTGCTCCTGATTGAACTAATCTATCTGTAGCAAGAATCTTTTCGTCTAATTCAAGTATTGCTTCTTGGAATGCTTCTCTATCTATTGGAGACGCACCAGCAAGTTTTGATTGTAATGCGGCAATATCACTTCTAATTGCAAGAACATCGGCTTGATTCCATAACTGCAATCTATCTGGATTCATTAATCTAGTAAGAGTACTTTGTAGTGTACCAAGCTGCATTGCATCTGGTTTTGTTCCGGTCTTTATTTCTGGAGTAAGCATGCTTATATCTTGTGCTAAACCACCAGCTTTTGCAGGTGATGCAGTTGTTAACTTGTCAAGAGCAGTTGCATAAGCAACATATTTTGCGTGATTCTGGCCATAAGCAGCTAATGCTTTTGCTGGGTCCATTTCAAAAAAATCAAAACCTAATGTTGGACGAGCAAGGTCATTTAATTGTGCAGTAGTTTCTGTGCCATCAAGAACATTGCCAAACCATACTTTACCTCTATCAAGAGCTCTTGGAGTAAAGTTTCCAAGAAAGAATGTTCTGTCTACACCAAGGTCACCTGCAGCTTTGGCGGCTGCACCTGCATTTTTAGAAGCCCATTCAATTGCTTGTGTGCTTTGTACTCGTGGAAAATAATCAGGAAGTTTTGCTAGTGGACCTGCACCAAGTATTCCGGCTGCAGCATTTGCTTCTCTATAAAATTTATCAAGAACATTTCTAACTTGGTCATATACTGCTCTTTCTTGCGCGCTCAATGCACGAAGTCCAGCTGCTGTCCAAGATGACTCAGGAGTGCTAAGGTGTTGTGAAATATCCTGTAGTACTTTTGCATTTTTGCCAGAAGTAAGGCTTCTAATTGAAGTACCAGCTAATTTTCTCTGTAAATCTAATGCACCACGGTATGCTGTGTCAGCTGCAAGTAACTGAACATAATCTGCAGCAACGTTTGCTGGTACATTTTTGCTTCTTAATGCATTGCGCATTGTAAGAATATCAGTTGAACCAAACAATCCACCTTCACCAGTTGGTGTTATTCCATTTAATATTTTTTGACCAGCGTCTGTTTTAAATACAGCAAAACGACTACCAGAAAGTGCAGTTCCAAAGAAGTCTGTTAATTTATTAGTAAAAGGAATTGTTACTTTAGGTCCAAAAGGTATACCAATTCGCGCACCACTTCTTACGCCAAGCACTCTAGCAGCTTCGCCTCTAATTACAGCATAACCTTTTGCTGCTACCTCTTGAATAAAATCATCAGTCAATACTGTAAGCGCTTGTTCCGCTACAGCTTTTTGTCCTGCTGTTGATGCTGCGTCATCTAGTATTTGTTGTGCGGCAATTCTTGCACTGGCCATATTATTAGCAAGAGCTTCTCGAGCTTGTCTACCATACACTCTTCTTGGAGCTACTGCAGCTGCCTTTTTAAAAGCTTGTTCTGCGGCTGCTTCTGCTGCCTCAGCTGCTGCCTGTGCTGTTGCTTTTTGTGCGGCTGTAGCCAATGGGTCTACAGCTAACCTTGCTGCGGTTTGTGCTGCTTCTGCTGCAGCTACTTCTGCTGCTTGTCTTGCTGCTGCTGCAGCTGATGCTTTAGTTGCACCTTTTGCTCCTGCTTTAATTGGTGCGACAAATGCGCTACCACCCAATGTTGCATATGTTACTGGGTCAAGTAAAACATCATAAGAAAAATCTATAATACCATCAATGATTGCGTTGCCAGTTTCCGGAACATAAGGATTGTCTGACGCACTGTAGCTAAAGTCTTTTGTTGCTTTTTTAATATCACCAAATGATGGAGCAGTTGTTCTAGCTTTACTTTCTACTACTTTACTTTGAAGAACTTGTGCTTCTTCTGGCGTTTTAGCGGCATCGATTCCAGGAATTGGTGTGTTAATAACATCAGACCAGTTTCTAATATAATTGTCACCAACTTTAGCAATTGGTAAACCCGTTTGTGGATGAACTGGAATGTAATCTGTAGCAGTATACTTTAATGCTTTTTCTCGTAATACTTTTTGTTTAAAGAAGTCAATTGCTTCTTCGTTTGCAGAAATAACAAAACGTCCACCAGTTGACAACGCACCAAGTGCTGGAGCAACAACTGTTTTAACAGGCTTGAAAGAACCAGGTAAATCAACATCAGTAAATGGAATTTTACCAAGAACGTCAAAGTTAAATACTTTTCCTAATACTTTAACTGCAGCATTTGGTTCTTCGCCAGTAACAATTTCTTGTACTTGTGATGTTGGAACACCAGCTTTAACTGCCTTACTTGTTTGTTCTTGTAAAGCTTTTTGTGCTTCAAAAACATCTGGAGTTCTAGATATGGGAGTAGGAATTGTTATTCCAGAAACAGATGTTCCTCTGCCAGTTTGTAAACCACGAAGTCCACTTTGTTTACTAGTTGTTGCAGGAACCGTTGTTGGAGTTGGCACAGTAGTTGCCGTAGGAGCAGGCGTAGTTACTGTGCCAAGATTACGAAGTCCACTTTGTTTTGGTGGCTGTGTAGTTGGCGTAACTGGTGGAGTAGTATTACCAGGTCTTGGTGCCATTATTTAATAGTCTTTCCTTTAACAAATTCTCTTCTCTTAGCTTCATCAAAAAAAGGTTTTGCACCTGATTCTATAAACTTATTAAATAGTCTATCTTCATAACCTGCAACCTGAGATGGCGCTGTTCTTGCTGTTTCTCTTTGAGTCGAAAATGTTTTTGCAGCTTCTGGTCCTGCAGCTCCAATGTATCCTGCTGCTGGTGTTGTTGCAACTGCTCTATTCATTGCATCTTGTGCTTTAAATTCTTTAGGCATTTGAGCAATATACTTTTCTACAGATGGATGAGTTCTAAAGTCAATAACACCTGCTGCTAAATCTGTTGTTTTACCATATGTTAATTTAGGGTCTGGAAGATTAGCTTTATAATATTTATCTTTTGATAAAAAATTCTTAGCGGCTGTTGTTGATTTTAAATAATCATTATAAACAGTAGTTGCTTGGCTTACAGCATCGTCTTCAGTTAATCCACCAAGTAAATCTGGTGACAAAGTTCTGATTGCTGAAATAGTTTCTGCAAGGTCAACACCATTCTCATAGTCTTTTGCAATTTGAGAAATGATTTGATTAGTGCTGTTTTTTGCAGCGTAGAACTTTGGAGCTGCTGATTTTATTATTTGGTCGTATCTTTCTGGACCATAGATTCCTTTAAAATAATCTATAGTTTGCACATCATCTAGGTCTTGTGGTCTAAATGTATTTGGATATAACGACGCAGTAATTGCACCTAACTCTGCATCAAAAGCATCTTCTAACTTTTCTGGCTTTAAACCTGGACGCGCTGCAGCAAACTGTTTAGTAAACGCAGCTGCTTTTTGTGGAGATGCACCTGCTGCAATTAATCTTTGAGTTAATCTATCTGCCATATTATTTCTTCTTTTTCTTTGCTGCCGCTGCAAGTGATGGGAATTCTTTAGCAACTTGTGCTGGTGTAGCAGTTGGATTAGCTTCAATAAAAGCATTAGCACGATTGACTAAAGTTTTATTTGTAGCATTTGCTACCTGTTTAGCTAATGTTTGAACTGCTGCAGATTGTGCAGGCTGTTCAGGTTGTGTAGGTTGTGCAGTTGGTGGAACATATCCAGGTATTATTGTTTCTAGTATATCTTGTATCGCTGGATTAGTACTTGTTGGACTAAGATTTCCAGTGCCAATCAATGCAGCTAATGCATCTTTTATTGCTTGGTCACGAGATGTTGTTGCTTGTGTTGCAGCTATTCTATTAGCCGATACTCTTGAAGCAAGGTCTGCTAATGCGGCCAGTCTTGATTGTTCAAGCTGTGATGTACCCTGACCATACAATGCTTGGAGATTAGCTAGCTGTGATGTTAGTCCCATTTGAGCTTCTGCTTGACGTGACTGCTGTGCTGCTTGTTCTCTTGCAGTAAGTACGTCTAATAGTTGATTATAGTTTGATGCGCCACCCTGTGCTGCAAGGTTAGCAAGGTCAACTTGTGCTTGAACTGGCGCGCCAGAAACACCCTGACCAGCCAAGTACTGCATAATATCACTGGTCATTGGAGCAGGTTGTTGACGTTGTGCTCGAGCAAATGCCGTTGGCTGATTTTGTGCCAGATAGTTTTGCAAGGTTGTAAAACCAGTTGTAGTTAATCCTCTTGCTTGTGCTTCACGGTCTTGCAGTGTTTTTAATAATGCAGCTGCTTGGTCTGAAATATACTTTTCACCAGCTGATTGTTGTAAATCAATTTCTTGACTCAAAGCTGATGGTATTCCTGCTCCAAGTTGACCAGTTAAATATGCAGCTTGAAGACCAGCTCCAGTTTGTTGTCTTGATAATGCATTTGCAGCAGCTGCTAATTCATTTTGATATTTTATTCTATCAAGTTCAGCGCGTTGAAGTGCAGCTTGACCAGAAAGACTAGAGCTAGAACCACCACCAGCATCAGTTAAAGTAACACCACCTGTAGGGTCAAAATTAAACTCTTCTTCAGTCACCATTCTTGCTGGAGTTGCTTTTGTACCTGGAAGAACTCTTCCTAATCTTGTACTTGTTACAGCCATATCATCCTACCTTAAATTTAATAACGCTTGTGCGTCTTCTGAGATTTGTCTTGCTTTACTTCTTTCTAAATCAGCAAGTCCTGATTCAAAACTTTGCTGAGCTTGTGTAGCACCAAGGTCATAACCTCTTGTAGTTCCAGCCAGGTCTTCTCTAGCATAGCCTAGCTGACGGGCTCTTTGTTTAGCATAGTTTTGTAAAGCTTGATTATAGACACCTGAGCGCACGTTCATACCCTGTAGTCCTCTACGGGCATAAGAAGATGTTAATTTTGGAACCTGACCCAAACCACCACCTGCAGTTCTACCAAAGGCCGCCTCTTCCAATTGTAATATTGGTCTTTGTGCGCGGGTCTCAGCTAAATAACGCTGATATGCATTTAAAGCAGCCTGTTGTGCATACTGGTCAAAGAGGCTTCTTCTAGCCGCCTCATAAATTGTTGGGTCAAATGCCATAAATTAAATCTCCTATAATACTACCAGAATTTTACCTAGAATTAAACATTACCACTTAAGTAAAGGGCAACTTGCTTCTTTTAGCTTTACCTTCATTTTCATAAAGCAACCGCACTGCTTACATTGACTCGTTGCTTTAATTAATTCTGGGCATTGGGAGCAAATGCTTAATCTATGTTCTGCTTCTTCTTCAGTTGCCTTTGGGGCATTGGGGTTTAATATATCCCAAGGTCTAGTTGTTCCTAGCTTCTTTTTATAATCTGCCCAAGCTGACATTACTCAGCCTTTGGTTCAGAAAACTTTTCTCCATCCCAGTTAAAACCTAAGCCTGGCTTTTGGTCAAATGGAACTTCGATAAATATTGGATTTGATTTGTATATTGCTATATTCATTTCGTGCTGTTTTGGAAAAGCCATGTAAGTGGCTACTTCCCCTTCTACTACTACCGCAAAATGAATTAAATCTTCGTCTTTATAAGTTTGCATGTATATTACTCCTTCGTAATAATATTTATTATACTATATTTTCAATATATTTGTTTAACCAATTTACAACAGCCTGTGATAGCGGCATATCGTCAATATCGTTTAATCCTTCACTAATATTATACTCATGCCCATGTTCAAGAACAAACTGTTCTCTTGAATGATTTATAACCATGGTTGCAATACCTTGGCGTTGATGTTCTGGATGGACTATTAACATAAATGGTTTTACAACTCCATTTTTAACATAAGAAATATATATACAAAGAAGTTGTCCATCTTCTCCTCTATACAAATCAACCTTTACATCTTGGTCTAAATTATGTTTAAATAAGTGTGGAGCTTTGATAGGCATTATTATCTGACTAAAGCCAGGATTTCCAACTTTAATAAATCTTGTTTCTAAGGAATTCCAATCTAAAGTAGCAGACTCATTAACTTTTAAATTTATATACATGCGTATCCATCCTTAATGTAGCTGCATGAACCACAGCATGGTCCAATTCCAGGACAGTCGGCACAAGCTGGACAACCAGTATCACTGCAAGTATTTCCACAACCATCGAAAGCTATGTAACCACCACAACCGTTTGACACAAAGCCACCATCACCGCAACTACCACAGTTTACTGGGCCAGTATAGCCACATGAGCCAATGATGTATGCTCCGTTGTATCCACCAGTGCCTGGGCATGTTTGTGAACAACCGCAATCATAATATTCATAAGTCACTTGACCATCACAAGTATTTGGGAAAACACGAGTACAGTTGTTTGGCCAAGGTTGAGGTGCACATGAACAAGGTGGAGGTGGTGGTGGACCAGGTGGTGGAGGTAATGGAGCAGATGGTGTTACAGAGTTTGATGCAGCAGATGAAGCAGATTCTACACCATAATCAGTTACAGCTTTTATGGTAAAAGTATATGTTACTCCATTTGTAAGCGAAAGAGAAATAGGGCTTGTTGTACCAGTTCCATTTAATCCACCTGGACTAGAAGTTACTTCGTATCTCACAGTCCCTTTGCCAATATAAGCTGATGGCGTAAATGTAACACTGCCACCAGCGTTTGCAGCCGTAGCAATACCAATAGTTGGTACGTCTGGTATACCAGCGCTAGCTAAAACAGCAATACCACGCATTAGCTGGACAAGTCTCCCATAAGAATCCAAGTATTTGCTGCTCGTTTTAGAAGTGTAGCAGCTGACCATTGTGCACGTAGGTTAAGTCCAGGAGTTGCATTGACTGTTACGCCTGCTACTCCAGCTACAGATGCTGCGCCAGTATTAGCACGAATAATTGTTATCTTAGTTCCAATTGGAAATGCCACTGAAGATTCAAGTGGAACAGATATTATTATTGCTGAAGTTGAGTTTGTTTCAATAATAATACCATCATCAGCTAACACGAGAGTGTAGTTAGCAACTCTTGAGTTGGTTGCCGGATGGTCAATAACAGCGTTAGTGCAGTTTAATGATGCTCCTGTAGCTGCTCCAATATTAGGTGTAGTCAACGCAATTGATGCAGCAATCTTAGCTGTTGTTACAGCTCCAGTTGCAATCTTAGCTGCTGTTATGGATGTATTTGCAATGTCTTCTGTGTTGATTGCGCCAGCATCAAAGTTTGCTCCAGCTGATAGATTTTCTGCAAATGCCTTTACAGCGGTAAAGTTTGCATTCATTTGTGCAGCATCTATAACGGTGCCACTACTAAATGTATTTGGAATATTTAATGTTGCCATTACTTTTGGCTCCTTACTTTTCTTCTCTTAAATTTGTATGCGATTGAATTTAATCCCCATTGTCTACCTTCAGTTCCAGTTGTAAGGGCAGTTGGACCCACAAACTCTAACTGCGTAGCTTTAGCTCTTTTTAGTCTGCCACCTCTTTGGATACCTTCTCTTAGGTTACTTTCACCAAATTCAGCAGTGCCCCAAAGTCCAGTTCCCCAGATTCCACCAGTAATAACTGGCATTAAATCTATTGTATGACTTGTCGTTACGTCTTCATTATTAAAATCATGATAAACATTAACAACTATTTGCGTGTTTTCATCTACTGGACGAACAACATACAAGCTTCTTACAAAAGTTTTATCCTGCACATAACGGTCATCATAAAACCATGAAGTTGTATAGTTTGTAGTATAGTCTCCTAATTCATCGCCTTCTAGAATATCATCAGTTTGATTTTGTGCAACGTTATCTACATATTCAAACTCATCTACATACATAATATATTTAAAGTTTTCATTTGGATGAATCATTAAATGCCAAATTTCACCATCACTATCTGTCCAGTCAACACCAGATAATAATCCATAAGGAAGTATTGGATTTGGGGTTGCACTGTTTGCATAAGAAGCTGATTGATACATTGTGAATGCGCCACTTTGACCAATTGACGGGTCAAATATAAAATTCATATTAGGATAATCAACTGCAGCTCCGGTATTCCTAATATCAAATGGAGATGACATCCATAATCTATCATTAACAAAAGATAAAGTTAAATCAAATAGTTTATTAGCATTAAGTCTATTGGTATCGATAACTGGCTTTAAGCGGCTAAACAAATCTTGAATACCATTACGATTGTAGAATAACAATCCTGCTGGATAGTCAAAGAAGTATGCTCCACCGGCACCTTCAACTACATGTTGTGGGTATTGAATTCCAACAGTTGTAGAAAGTTCTACTAATTGAAATGAATCAACATCATAACCCATCAATAAATAAACAGCTTTAGGTTTAAATATTAACAACTGTCCATCAACTATTGCAAGTCCACGAATACCTTCACCACCAGCAACAATGTCAATATAGTCATCCTGGTACCAATTCTCTGGTGAGTTTTCATGTGACCAACGAATTCTATTAGGATGGTCAACTAAACTTGGTGTAGCATCATCATTTAATTCTTTTGTATTAGCTACAAATAATTTATTGGCATGGGCTCTTACGAGTTCTGCGCGGGGCATATAACCACCAACTGGGTTTTGATATGGTTGCCATGTTGGACCAGAAGCTAGTAAGGCTGTTGCGTATGTATCACCTTGATTCCACTTATACATTTGACTGGAATCTTTACCAACTGCAAAGTAAAGAGTGTCAAGCCATTGTGTAACACCAGCACCATTAGTTGATTCTACTGCAATATCATTGCCGGAAGAAAATTGTATTGTTGAAAAGTTAGAACCAGATGACTGATAAATTTTACCAGCAGTAGAGTTTTCTTTGCCAGTATTTAATATTATTCTTGGTGAAGCTGCGTCTTTATAGTTAAACAATCCTTTTGGATTCCAGTTACCACTAACTTGTGTAGTGTGTTTCTTTCTATAGCCAGCGCGGCTAAACACACCACCGCGTGGGTCTACATCAAGATTAAGAATAAATGGTGATTCATTATTTGCTAGCTGAAATTGGTCAGCACGAAAGTTTAAGCCACCAGTAAAATCTCTAACTTGGTCAAAAAGAATTTGAGCCATTTACAATGCTACTCCTAATGGATATGGTGCACCTGGCAATACGCGGAGGTTTGGTGCATCTGACCACCACCAATCGTATGGCGTAAGTTGCAAGCCACCAGACATAATAAGCTGCCTGTTGCTTGATGGTGCAGTTAGGTTTCCTTGAATAATTGCAATTGCTTTTTCAAAGCTACGCATGTACTCGTTTGCCATTTCTGGGTCTTCCTGGAATTGGAAGATACGAGCCATAACATAATTAATTAATGGCAACTGCAACTGTGGAGATATGTCTATTGGGTCACCCTCATCTTGCATCCATTCTAAAGATGGATTACGAAAACCTCTGAGAGTAAAAGAATAATTATTATCTGGCTTTGGCCAAAGGTTTACTTGGTCTGCCCATATTGAAAAGTATGCAGGAATTCCTGGCTGGTCTTGTGCGCCAACCCAAAGTGACTCTGCTCTAGCTTGGTCAATATAAACTAATGCATTACCTTGATAATTTGCATCAGTATTAACTACAGCTATTATTTGTGATATATCAGTAATTGTTTTTGATGGATTACCAATTGCTGTTGGCTGGCTTTGTAAAAACGTTGCATATGACCTAATGTTTTCTTGTACTGCAAATCCATAAGTTGTTTGGTAGTACGGCCAACGAGTACTTAATGCTACAACTTTTTGAAAACCTTCTTTAATAAAACCATTGACAAGGTCAGTTGAAATATCATCATTTTCATCAAAGCCAATATCTAAGTCAGAAAGTTCGCCAACAAACGTACGCATTTGTGCTAGCGTAAGATTGGCATTAGAAAAGTTTATAGCCATTTATAGCTCCTATTCCGCTACTGTAACTTCTTCATCTTCTTTTGGTGCTGGAGCTTCTTCTTTAGCCTCTAGCATCTTATTAAAACTATTTAGATGACCAATGCAATAGTCTGTTCCTTTTGCTTTTGGTGCTTTGCATTCTTCTTCTTTTACTGTCATTGCCTGACATAAACCACGCTTATAATGTACGCCACCGTAAGCAATACCTGATGGTGGAGCAACCTCTACGCCCTGGCCGTGATAAGCTAAACGACCATTACCCACATGACGTGTTCCTTCTACATATCCATATGGTTGTGTGCCAGATAATCCCTGGCTTTGGCTTTGCGTTTCTTTATTCATAATTATCTCCTTCGTTGTTAAAGTGTCTTATTGTAGAACATGCCACCAGAGGCTTTTAACCCCTGGTGGCATGCGTCCTAGGTAGCAGGATTATTCGTTGTCGCCAACAAATACGCGTCTCCACTTCAAAGTGGAAAGTGTACCCTTAGCAATGATGGAAGATGCATTTTCTGCAATTCCGCTAACTCCAATAAAGCCATCTGCTGATGGTGTGATTACACCAACAACAAATGCCTGGTTCAAACCAGTTGCCAAAGCAACAGAAGCTGAACCATGGTCTGGAGTGTCAATAGCAACACAAGCTGTGCGAACAAGAGTTGTTGCATCGGTGTTGTATTCTGAAACGAATGCAATTGCTGATGGGGTTGCACTTGCTGTTATTGAAAATGCTGCTCCGTCAGTTGCAGCTGCTGCTGAGTAAACAACACGAGCTTCAAACTCGTATGTTTCGCCAGCTTTTCCGTACCATCCGAAGTCACCTGAATCAAGTGCTGCGTATGATACACCTACTGTTACGTCTGCTGCAAGAACGTTTGTTCTTTCAACAATGAATTTATTATTTGTTGCCATAGTTGTACTATGCTCCTTATCTCTGTTAGATAGATTACCTAACTATGTTGTTTGTTTGTTTTATAAATAGCTGGCACTGGGAGAGTTGCCCGAAGGATGACAACCTTTAAACTCCCAGCACCAACTACATCTTTAGCTATTATGCGTAGCTAGCGTCTGCTGTCAAGTAACCCTGACGTTGACGGTTGCTGCAGGTCAACTGACCATAGGCCAACACGAGGGCATAACGGGCGTCTACGCCAGCTACAGTGCCGTTCATGAAGTCTGTGGTGGTGAACCAGTAGCCATTCAAGCCGGTGAGCTTGAGGTACTTCGTGTTAAGGAAGTACATCGGTGCATCGGTTGAGTCGGTTGCCAATTCAAGGTCAAACACAACTGGAGTCTGCTTGAACATCAAGTTCTGGAATCCAGAGTTTGCCTTGCTTACGTCCTGGTAACGAACGTTGTTGGTCAACAGTGATTCGTACTTCTCAAAGAGGCTGTTGTTAGTGACGATGAGGTCAGGAACATCAGAACCCTTTGATGCACGGTTGTACACGTCAGCCATGTTGTGAAGTGCAAGTGTTGCACCCATCGTGGTGCCCTGTGTTGGGTTCCACCATGTGTTGCTTGATGCATCAATGCCACCAACTGTGTTGTTCTGGGTAGCAACTATGTTACCAAGACCATTGAAGTCGGTTCCAGCTGATGCTGAACCATAAAGCTGCTCGTTAAGAGTGGTCTTAAGCGACATTTCAGCCTGCATGATTTTTGCATTCAACAGTTTGATGATTGCCTCGGTGCCACGGTTCTTTGCTTCTTCGATACCGCTGATTGCGATAGAAGCAGCCATCTGCTTCCAATCGTATTCAGCAGCTGAGATGCCTTCCTGTGGGGTAAGGTCAATTGCATCGTAGCCACTGTAGGTAGCAACAGTATCGTTTACTGCGTACATCAATGGTTCTACGATTTGGGTGCCGCCCTCTTCAACACGGACACGTCCGCGCTCATTGAGGTGGTTCAAAAGGACGAGGTCCTTGAAAATGTTATCAACCAGCGTTGGCTGGTAGTTTTGCAACGTAGTTGATAACAGTGAATTAAAGTCGGGATTTCCGGCCATTTTATTTCTCCTGTTTGTTTAGATGTTGAGTGTCTTCTTGGCCTGTTCAAAGGCTTCAAAGACTGACGTTGGTTTAGCAGCTTTTGGTGCGACTGAGTTTTTGTTGGAAGAACCACCAGAAACCACTGATGCCGAACGTTTTGCTTCAACTCTAGCTTGCTCTTCTGCCAGTTTCTTGCTGGCTTCAGAAGCTTTAGAATAAACCTTATCAAAAGTAATCTGTTTAAAGACTGCCTCTAAATCGGTTGAGCCCGTTGCTAGTGCCTTAGCTACGACTTCATCAGCGTTAAAGTCATCACCATATTTGCTTTGCAAAGAATCTACAGTTCTAGTCAATTCATCCATAGCCTTTTGTTGTTCGAAAGCTGCGATGCGTTGTTCTAAACTGCGGAGTTGCTTTTCAGCTGGGTCTAACCACTCTTCCTCAACCTGCTGGTCTTGGATTGGAGCGCCTAGTCCATAATGCTGTTGAAGCGCCTGCAAGGTGCCTGCTGGGTCTTCTTGCAACGATTGTGCAAGAGTAGCAGCAAACTGTACTTGCTTTCTTTGTTCGCTAAGTTCCTGTGTCTTGCGGGTATAATCCGCCTGACGCTGGTACCCAGCTAGAGCCTCCTTAACTGGAACTACAACTTCTTCGCCATCTACTTGGAGCTTGATGACTTTGTCAGCAATCTCTGTATAGTCGAATAATTCTAATTCTTGTTCTGGAGTTTCTGCTATGACCTCTGTCACTTCATCGACTTGTCCGTTTGCGGCGGGGTCAACTACGTTTTCAGGGTTAGCATTATTATTAATATTATTATCTGTCATTGATGGAGTCCTATCCTTCGTTGGTTATTCCTATTGTAGGTATTAATCCTACACTATAGATATTTTTTTTACCTATTTTTTACTGTCCACCTAATAATGCTTGAATTATTTCTGGTGGAAGACTTTGTATACTGCCAGGTAGTGCACCACCGGGTTGTGCTCCTGGTCCTTGAATTGGTGCTCCTGCTCCTTCGATAAAACCTGGCGGAACTTCTGTTGCCATTTGGTCTGGTGTCATACCTGGTGGCAAACCTTGTCCTTCAAGAGCCATTTGGTCAGGAGTCATACCTTCAGGAGCTTGAGGTAGCGGTTGTTCTTGCAAGAATGAACCTGGGTCTTTTACCCCAAAACCTTGTGCTAGTACGTATTCTGCTAGTTTTGACAAGTTAACAAGTCCTGCTTGGGCAAATGGTTGCATTGCCGAAACAATCTGAAGAGCCATGTCTCTGCGGAAAGCTTCATTACGTGGAGCTGTAGAACCAGCCTCAACATTAAAGTCAAACTCACCAGAGATATAATCTTTATCAAAAGTCAACCATACAGGTGCATTTTCACTGCCAATTATTCTTACAGTCTGCTCTCCAGTCATAAACTGCTGAGCTAGCATAATAAGATTAGAAGCACATTGAGCTATAGCGTTTTCAATAGCTACAAGCTTTTCAGCCACTCTGGCATTACCAGCTTCAGCAATAATTGATGCTTCGCGGGCAGTACGAGTGGTCTCTGGAATAGCACCACGCTGGTATTCAGATACACCAGAAACTCTGTCAATATCATTTTGAATTAAAGCTGACTGATTATAAAATTCTGGTGGGTTAATTAAGGCCGGCATCGGGACAACAACGTTATTTAAATTCTCTCCAGATTTAACTGGAACGATAACGTTATCTTCATCTGATGCTAAAGCTTGACGACCATCATCGTCAAATGCTGATTCTTGGAACAACCACTTACGGCTGTAACGCTTTCTGTGCAACATCATTTGTGTACGAGTTTCATTTAATTCGTACTGCAGTGGTTCAATTGCTTCTAGTTCTCCCATTGGATAAAAGAATCCAGGAATCTCATAGTTGCGCAACATAAAGAAAGGATGACCAAATACATATGGCATCTTTACTGGTTTAATTAAAAACTTGTCTCCACCTGAGTTAGAGAATACACACATCTCACCGGTGTCAATATTATAATATTCAAATATATCGCAGTAAGCTTCATCTGGATTAGAACTAGCTGATTCCTGCCCTGTCATATTTCCATAATCACTATTTCCATATTTTTGATAAGATGATGGACTTAGTTCTTTTCTTGCGGCGGCATCATAACGCTTGTCAATCTTTGCATCTTTTAATGGACGACGAGTACGTTGTGCAATCCAACGCATATCCCACATGCATGTTGCATCTGGGTCAACGAACATCTCAAATGGGTCAACACGCTCTAAGAATGGGCGGTCTTCTCTAATAATTGTTTCAGCCTCAACATCATCAGCTGTTTCTGGGCCTGCAGCTTCATCAGCTGAATATTCAATATCATTAAGTTTATCTTCTTCGATAAATCTATAACCAGTCTTAACCCAACCATGGCCAATAATCAAATAGTCTTTTACTGAGCGCTGAAACTCTGGCTGACAGTTATAATGCTGCCACCAATAGTTAATAATAGATTCAGTTAAAATAGCTTTATCTGCATCTTCTGGTCTGCGTGGATTAACATTAATCTTTGGACGACCAATAGAAACAGCAGGTGCTAATGTGTTGATAGTTGAAAAAGAAATATTTACTAAAAGTCTGTCACCAACAGCTTGACCACGATATTGACGTCCACGATATAAGTTAATTAAACGTTGCCAAAGTTGGTCATAGTTTTGACTATCACGCCATCTCATAGAATAATCTATGTTTTTTCTATAGTTTGATAATTTATTATAATTTGATTCGCGTGCCATCTATTTTCTCTTTCCTTTAACCAATCCTTCGCCAATGGCTGCTAATCTGCAATAGCCATTTGGTTCTGCTTGCTGTACAATAATATGACAACCTTTCATTTCAGGACACCAAAAAGCGCAGTTAGAACACTTCACACCTATTTTAGCATCTATATTTTTTGATGCTGGAACATAACCAACCCAAATGCCATTATCGTCATTATCGGCAAGCTTGCCATACTCTTCAACAATTTCAAACATTGATTCAACATACTTAGCTTCTGCTGGAGCAAGTTTAATAATAGGATTAGTTACACCTTCAGGAAGTTCATCTTCTTTTTCATATTCTTTTTCTTCCCCGCCACCAAACTTAATTGCAATTTCAAATGCTTGGCCTACTGGTGAATCTTTTTCTCTCATTAGCAATCCCACTTCTTTAATGCCAACGCTTTGCGTGTTGGACGACCTTTTGAATCTTTCATGGGACCAGGCATACCGCCCATTCTTGCACAGAAAGACTTTCTTCTTGCTGCAGCTTTTGGTGACTTCTTAGCCTGCTTAGCAGACACTGGTGGCTTAAGATTCATGCCTTGGGCTTTTGCAGATGCGCGACCTTTAGCATTTAATCCACCTGAAGGATTCTTTCCTTCTTTACGCTGCCATGCAGGAGTCTTAGCCATTATTTACCTTTAGCTGCTCTCATGTTGTCAATTAAATTAGGATAAGGACGTCCTGCTTTTTTAGCTGCGGCTTTTGCTTTAGCTTTTTGTGCTGGTGTAAGTTTCTTAGGTTTACCTAATGACTTAGGACGTGCTTTTTCCCAAACAGGTTTACTTTTTTTTGCGGCCATTTTTCTTCTTCTTTCTAGGAGTATAATTCTTAGTTGTTGTAGAAGGAAGGGCTGGATAGCGAGGATTACCTGCCACCAGTACCCTTATAACCACGCTGCTGCATCATTTCATAGGCTTCCATCTTCTTCATGCTTGGAGCCTTGCTCTTCTTAGCAACTTTCTTAGCAACCTTTTTAGCAACTTTTTTAGCTGGTTTGTTTTTCTTCATCATATTCTTTTTCTTCTTTCTTGTGTTAGGAAATTATTTAGCGCTTGCGTAGAAGCCAATAGAAACTTTTATGGCTGTTCCTACGGCAGAAACAAATGTTGATGGGTTAGCAAAATACACACCAAATGTTGCCAAACCAGCAATGTTGCCTCTATAGTTTTTATTAAATGCTGATGGAGTTGAACCAGTTATAGTTTCTACTTGAGATACCAATGAAGCATCTTCTGCATCGTTGAGCGACCAGAGAGCTGGTGCTAATCCATCAGGTGCTGCTCCACCCCAAAATGAAATTGTTCCAATCCAACCCGTTGGTGCTTCAATAGTTACTGCTACTGTATCAAAACCAGCACAGCCGCTTGGGAACCAGTCAGCTGGATAATTGAATGGTCCAGTTGAACCATCATATGTGTATGTGTATTGTCTTTGTAATAACATTATTTACCTTTTGCTTTCTTTATAGATTTGCCGGCTTCGCTAAGTGCAATTGCAATAGCTTGCTTACGTGATTTGACGATTCGTGCTTTCTTTGGTCCTTTAGGGTCTACTCCACTATGCAATTTGCCAGCTTTGTATTCCTTCATTACCTTAGAAATCTTTGCTTGTGCAGCTGTTTTCTTTTTAGTTGCCATATATTTTACGTTCCTCGTTTGCTTTTATTACTAAAAATTCTTCTTCCGTATAAACAAAAGACTGTTCTTCACATAAGTGTTCTTCTGAACTTGTCCAAGCTTTACATTCAATGCAACGGTATAATGGTCCGTCAATTGTATATAATGAAAACTTTGGCATTACTTCTTTTTTTCTTTCTTCTTAGCAATTATTAAAGCTGCTTTAGCTAATGAAAGTTTTTTTTCTGCTTTTGTTAATTCTTTCTTTGCAGCTTTTACTGCAGGAACTTCAATCTTTTTAGACTTAGGCTGTTTACCTACTTTAGCAACAGGTGCTTTTTTAATTCTAACTTTCATCTTTTTTCTTTCTTGTTGGCTTAGTCATATGCCACTCAATATGGCCATCTAGTTTTTCAGCAATCTTGTCTATTTTGCCGGCAAGAACACCATGCTGTTGACTGCTTTCTCTTCTAAAGGATTGAACTAGCACCACCAGAGGACCACCAATAACAGCGACAAGTATAGGAACGAGCCAATCAGCCATGTCAAATCAATTCTTTTCTTGTAGATATTTTTTCTACGTTTGGCATATTTTTATACATGTCTTGTGTTTCCTTAATAGTTGAGTTGTTCCAGGCTTTTTGTCCATATTCAACACTGACAAAGCCAAATCTAATGCCTTTGACGTGACACGTAAAACAAATCTCACGCTTTAGGTCATTTTCTGTCTTTAATTCTTTTGAACAATTAGTGCATTGCATAAAAGGCCTTACTATAGGATTTTTCTTTACATCTTATCATTGTAGTAATTAAATTCTCCGATAAAGTAACGGTCTTTTTCTTTTTGGGGCTTTTTGACCGACTTAGCAAAGAAGTTTAG